CACATTCTATTTTTTTTATTTCTAATTCGAGTTCTCTCTGTTTAATTATAAGCTCTTTTTGTTTTATATCATATTCTCCTTGTAATCTTATATTTTCAGTTCGTTTTTCTTCTAATTCAATTTTCATTTTTAAACTCTGTGTTTCTGTTAAAAAATATGATTTTTTAATATTAATTATTATCTTAATAAATTCTTCATATTGTTCTGTATTTACCAAATATGTTTCTCTTGATGGTTCGTTATTTTTTTTAACATTTTTTGAATAGCGAAAATTCTTTATAAATTCATTATTACGAATTTGTTTCTCACAATTACAATTATTATATATCTCAAATACATCCAATAATATTGGACTATCTGTATTATAATTATTTGATATATTTTGTATTCTCTCATTGATATTATCTGTATGACCGATTTTTATTATAAATTTATCTCCTAATGTAGATAATTTAAAAATATATACAACATTCTTATCATCATATACATTCAAAAATATTCGGTGATTTTTTAACGAACAATTATATTCCATTAATTTTCGATCCACTTCATTTTCAGATTTTAACTGATAAATTCCAGTTATTCTTATTTCTTTTATTGTTTTTATCATCCATTTTTGAAATGTTGCTGCTATTGGTTTTCTTGAACGACCTAACAATCTATATAAGCCTAATTCGGTTAAAAAATTGGTTTCTTGAGGTCCACCAAGGGTAACGGTTAAAAATAGCCCCTTTTCATCATCGCTAAAATCTTTTATTGTATCATGAATATTTTTTAAATCTAATAATTTACCAATTTGATTAGCTTGAAACAACGGATCATCCGCAGTTCCTTGAATATTAATTTGGTGATTTTCACTACTTTCGCTTTCCAACAGAGAGAATACTTTTAGTATATCCATTATACTATAATAAGGTTGTTTATCTTTAAGTCCTTTAGACAATTATAATATCTTTTAATTTTTTATATATAGTTTGTATTTAATTAACAGATGAAGAGTTAAAATGGTTTCTTTTATACCAAACGCCGTGTCAGTTAAACTAACATAGCATATACTCGTTCTCTCAATCCGATATAATATTCATATCGTTCTTTATCTAATTCGTGTTCATTTACCTTACAATTTCCAGTCGCAATCTGTTCCACGTTTTTCTTGAGTATTACCGAATTCGGATTCTGTTGAATTATTGTATTGTATATCTTGATTGTTCGCCATTCTTCCATGACTTTCTCAAATACAAATATCACTTCTTCTGCTGTAGCATTTCGTTTATCTGTTCGTTTTATTTCTCTCTTCTTCTTTTTTATCTGTCTCAATTTATTATAATCCATTTATATCTTTATATAAATTAAAACAATCTTTTTAATTTATAAAATAATCTATATACAGAACTGAAATTTAAACCGTTTTAAATATTTTAACGGTCATTGACTAGAAAAATTAAAACCGTTCTATGTGGTTTTAATTCTTCTCTGGTTTAATGTTATATGTTGATTATGAATGATATTATTAAACTGATAATTTAGCTGTATAATTTGTTATAAAATAAAAATTATTATATGGTAAATTTTTATCTAATACTTTGTTAAGACTTTTTTCAGACATAGAAAGATTTTTATAACAATCGCTTTTATTCATAAATTGTTTTATTACTATGTTTTCAGTATCACGTTGTTCAATACAAGTTTTATATAATAGAAATTCATTTTTACAAAAATTATCTTTTAAATCATCAGAACATTTATCATATAATATATAATAATTTTCATTTAATAATTTATTATCTTTTACAGCATTTTCTAATGCGTTTAATGTTATATTAGGTTTATTTAATTCATATGCAGATTTTCTATCTAAATATACATTTAATATTTTTGTTTTTTCTTTGTTTATTTTTGCTATGTAACCGATATTTTGAAGCCGTGTTATTTTAGTTGGTTCTAATTGTTGTATAGTATTTGGATCTAAACTTCTATCTATAAAAGCCCATCTATAATCATTATAGACAGTATTTTCTTTAACCGCTTTGGGTATAGAAGATGGTTTATTTTTAACATTTTGAGTACAACAATCCGCAACTGATTCATATACCTTAATAATTTGTTGTAAATTCTCTGGATTTATCATTTGAAGTCTTGGTCCAATATGTGAGTCTTCTTTACCAAATTTAGTATGTGTTTTTGATTCCATACTCATTAATTTACTTATTATTTCTTTATTAGATTTTTCTATTTCTTTATTAGAAATTTCCAAATTTTCAATCTTTTGTAATAAAATTTTATTACTATTTACAAGTTCATTAATAATATTTTCATCAATGGAATTTGTTGATGTTGTATTATTACATTTAATTAATTTTAAATTTTCATTCTCTAATTTTAAATTTTCACATTCTAAATTTAAACATCTAATTTTACTTGAACAATCATAATCATTAATATTTGTTTTAATTATTTCTAATAATTTTATATAAGATAAATCTTTATCAATCAAAAATAATTCATTTTCTTTTTCGTGACCAATTAAATCCTTAACAATACTTGGTCTTATATCTTTATGTTTATGTAAAAATCTCTCAAATTTACCCGAATTACTTACTAAAAAACAATCTAATATAATAATATCACTTCCATTACCATATGACTTTTTATGATCCTTGAATCGCTTTTCAACTCCTTCTCTTGATTCACCAATTCTTACGATATATGAACCATTTTCATTTTTTTTTATTCTAATTATATATACTAATGAATCTTCAACTTTGGCAAAGTTGGATAATAAAATTTTATGCTTTTCCATTTCTGGCATAGTTTTTAACGCAATTGTTTTTTGATCTAATTCTAATTTCTGTTGCTTTAAATGATCTTTTAACTCTATTCCTTCTTCTTCAAGTGTTTCGTGTAATATTTCTTCCATTTTCATATAATATTCGTGAATTTCCGATGCTTTTTTAGTTTGAGATTTTAAACATAACGATTTAAAACATTTAATAGTTAACATTATTTTTTTAATGTTTTGACCACCACTACCATTTTTTTGCTTATCATTGATAAGTGAATTTTCATCAGTTAATTTTGCTCCCGAAGTTGCGGAAGCAAGATATTTATAATCAATATCAATAACAAAATGTTTTTCCAATACTGTTTTTGCATGATATTTTTGTTGAAACCCTAACCATTTCCATACATTATCTAAATCAATTTTAAATTCTTTTTTATCATAATTTAAATAACAATAAAAGCTGCTTATAAATAATTGTTGTTCAAATCCAGTAAAGCTCTCTTTAATTTTATTCAATAATTTTGAGTTATACGTGTTTGTAAGCTTTGTGATTGGATTGCTCTCAATAAGTTCAACGATATTTAATTGTTCCATACGGTTATATATGTATATAATGTATTCTCTTTAAGTCCTTTTTTCGCTTTTTAAATATATAAAAGCGTCTTTTTGTTTTTATATCAATATAAAAACAAATTAATCATTTATAATAAATAATATAAAATGACACGATATAAGGTGTTTAATTGCTATAGGCTAATCCACCCATACCACTCATAATACGAAGAACGTTGTAATTGGTGGCATAAACACGGACTTTAGCGGTCTTTGTTCCTTCAACCGTAGCATTTGAGAGCACAAGTTGGAGTGTCGCATTATCAATTCGTGAGAAATTACATGTCCCCGAGGGTTGGTGTTCCTCTGGTCTCAAAGCAAAACTGTAAACGTTAATACCTTCATCAGGGCAACGAGTATGGGATTGAAAAGGTTGAACCCACGAGAAGTAGGATCCTTCACGCTCTGAGAAACGATCTTGTCCGTTGAGTTGGAGTTTGGCAACAACGACGGGATTTTGTCCCCAGCAATGCATGTCGATAGATGTTTCAGAAAGAACGAATGTTCCTGCATCGGATACGGTTGAGTTATTCATGTGACCGTTACCAGATGCGAAATCAGATGTTTGTGCTCCAACACCGGCAAGAGCTGCGGCAAGATTGTTGGGATTATATCCAACATTAGGTCCGCCAAGATTTGCCTCGTTGTAAGCATCACCAGGTCCATGCCAATATCCAGTATATCCAGCATCGAATTGAGCATCCATAGCACCAGCATCATCGAAAAGTCCACGAGCATCGATGTAATTTCCAGCAGAAACTTCTGCAGGTCCTCCGAAAGCATGAATAGCGTTTGGAAGAGCATCAATAGCATCAGTATAATTGAAGGGTTGAGCTCCAAGAACCTTGAATAGAAGTGCGTCGCAAAGAAGAGCGGAACAATAATCAACATTCTGATCTGGTTGAACAACCCATATAAGCTCTTTCACTGGATGATTAAAATTTAATTTAATCTTATTCGAAGAAGATCCAACCGATTCATCACCTGTGAACTGGAGCTGGGAGATCAAATATTCGTGAGGATTTTGTGCAAAACGTCTTCGTTCGTCTGTATCAAGGAAGACATAGTCGACATAAAGAGAAGCAGCTACAAGTGATTGATTGTATGCAATAGTGGCAGAAACTGCTGTTCCAACACTCATCTGTGTGTTATTGTAAGCAGATGAACCACTTTGGAAATTTCCTGTGTTGCAACTGAGCGATGTAACTGCCCAGAGACACTCATCGATCGGGCGGAGATCGAGATTGATTTTTACTTCGTGATACTGTAATGCGATGAGTGGTAATGCCAGCCCGGGATTGGAATTAAACCAAAACTGCAGCGGAATATAAAGAGTTGTCTCTGGAAGTGCGTTACGTGGTGCGCAAACTTGACGGGGTGCGAGGGAATCACATGGTCCGTCAACATCAGCGAAAGAAGGATCGGTGATAAATGTCAATTGTGTAGTGTTTCCGATCATCTTGAAATATCCACGCTGTTGTTCGGCTGT